ACATGCGCTGCACTCAAACACTGGCAGCGTAAGGGATGGCATTGAGTAGCAGCTTAAAGAACAACGGATCATCTACTCGTTGGAGAAAGATAAGACAACAAGTCATTCGTAGAGATGGCGTATGCCAGCGATGCGGAAGTGATGAGTCATTAAGTGTTGACCACATAGTTCCCCGAGCACTTGGAGGAAATGATTCGTTCGATAACTTGCAAGTTCTATGCACTTCATGCAATTCACGCAAGGGGGGTAGGTTTTTTGAGAGCGCAAGAACACCCCCGACCCTTCCTGTTTCTTTTTACCCCGAAACCGAGTCAAAAATACATGATCAAGACTAAATGGTTCAGTTCGGCTCAAAATGGCTGAGAACGGCTCTCAAAGGCTTGAATCGGGCAGGGTAGGGGTAACAGAGCCTCGTATTCGCTCCAAAAGCCTAGATTTACCTTCACGCGGTCAAGAAATGATTGAATTCTGCAAAGAAATCGGCTATCCCTTGCTTCCCTGGCAGGAATTACTTGCAATCGAAACGCTGAAATACAAAGAGGACGGTCGTTGGGCGCACCCAATTATCGGGGTCATGATTGCTAGACAAAACGGAAAATCAACATTCATGGCGCTTCGCATCCTCTTTGGCATCTATAAACTCGATGAGAAAATGCACCTTGCAACTGCTCACAAACTGACAACCTCGGCAGAAATCTTTTTCAAGGTGGGTCAAATGATTGAGGACTCACCGATTCTCCAGGCAAACTTTGCCAAAAAGTATGAGTCCAAAGGATCACAGGAAATCCGATTTGTTAATGGTGCGCGTTACCTCATCCGAGCAGGTAACTCAGCAGCTCGTGGTATTGCCGCACCCGATGTCATCCACATTGACGAGTTACGCGAATTTACTGATGAGGAAATTTGGTCATCGATGCGCTTTACTCAAATGAGTAACAAGAATCCGCAGGCAATCGTTTATTCAAACGCAGGTCATGCGCAATCGGTGTTGCTTCTCAAGTTAAGAGAACGAGGACTTGCAGCTTCTCAAGGCGCTGAGGATTCTATTGGTTGGTTCGAGTGGTCAGCAGAACAAGACAAGCCAATCAATGACTTGGACGGGTGGTATCAAGCCAATCCTTCATTGGGGTACACAATCCATGAGGACAACATCAGAGATTCGCTATCAGACCGCGAGGACATTTTCAGAACTGAGGTTTTGTGTCAATTCGTTGACATGATCAATCCAGTCATCATTCCTAGCGAGTGGGCGAAGTGCAAGGACGAGAAAGTTAAACTCGATGTCGAAAAGGACACTTGGTTTGCTATCGATCTTAGTCCTGACCGTCAGCACGCAGCACTCGTTGCAGGTCAGAGAATCGGCAAAGATAAATTTATGGTTTCTTTGCTTCAAACTTGGTACAACCCGATTAACCTGGATGACAAGTTACTCGCAAACGATGTCGCAACATGGGTGCGAAAGTATCCCGTCAACACAGTGGCGTTTAGCAAGTCAACCGCAGCAGCCGTTGCCGCTAGGTTGCAACCTGCAGGAATTCCAATCCATGAAATCTCAGGGATCGAGTATCAACAGAGCTGCGATGAATTTGTTTCGGCTATTTCCTCGAATCGTCTAGTTCATAAAGGTCAAGAGGAACTGGACAAACAAGTTTTGTCTGCCGTCAAACTTCAAAGAGGTGATGGCGGTTGGGTCATGGGGCGTTTAAAGTCGGGAATCGTTTGCGGAGGTGTTGCAGCTTCAATGGTGACTCACTTTGCGACACGAGCCGAAACAGAGGTTGACATTCAAGTCGGTTGACATAATGCTATAATTTGTCTAATGGCTCTGATAGACTTTTTCATTCCAAAGACTCCTGCACCTGGAATCACAGTTGATGCAGCTTCTACTCCTGCTCCTTTCAACAATACTGGAGCAATTTCGCCTTTCATTTTTACATCATCAGTTGCAACTCGTCAGCAAGCAATGGCAGTTCCAACAATCGCACGCGCTCGAGGAATTCTTTGTTCAACAGTTGCATCATTACCAATGGAGCAATACTCAAAACTTAACGGCGCACATTTACCAACTCCAGCAGTGATCAATCAACCTGACCCACGCGTTCCGGGTTCTGCAATTTATGCATGGATTGCTGAGGACTTGTTATTTCATGGTGTTGCGTATGGTCAAGTTATGGAACAGTACGGTGACACAGGGCGCGTTCGTGCATGGACAAGAATTGCGCCAAATCGCGTTACACAAAAGTTAAATGATTTACAAACTGAAATTGTTGGCTATCAAGTTGACGGTTCTATTGTTCCAACTCAAGGCGTTGGTTCACTCGTTGTATTTTATGGTTTGGATGAGGGAATTCTTAATCGCGCAGGTCGCACAATTCGTGCGGCACATGCTTTGGAACAAGCTGCAGAAACATTTGCAAAAGAGCCTGTTCCATTGCAGGTTTTGAAATCAAACGGAACAAACCTTCCTGCAGAGCGCATTGCGAAACTGCTTGAGGCATGGCGTGCAGCTAGAACAAACAAATCAACTGCGTTTCTCAATGCAGATGTCGAATTGCAAGCGTTGGGCATCGATCCAGCGAAACTCCAACTCAATGAGGCGCGTCAGTATGTCGCATTGGAATTGGCTCGCGCTTGCAACCTTCCTGCGTACTTTGTAAGTGCTGAAACAACATCAATGACTTATTCAAACACAACCTCAGAGCGCAGAGGTTTGATTGACTTCTCACTTCGTCCAATCTTGAGCGCCATTGAACAACGCCTCAGTATGCCTGATTTTGTGCCATCAACAACTGAAATTCGTTTTTCACTCGATGACTTCCTTCGCGGAAATGCTCTCGAGCGTGCTCAGGTTTATCAAATTCTTAACACAATCGGTGCAATGTCAGTCGAACAAATTCGCGAGGAAGAGGATTTAATCGACAATGGAGAAAGAGCATAAAATGAAAATAACAATGCCAGTTACACTCACTGCATCCGATGCTGAATCACGCATCATTGCAGGTCGAATCGTTCAATGGGATGCCGTAGGAAATACATCCGCAGGGCAAACAAAGTTCCTCGAGAACTCAATTACATTAGGCAAAGACACAAAACTCGTTTTAGAACATGAACAAACAAAGCCAATCGGCAAACTTGTTGAATGGTCACAGGATGCAACAGGCATCACCGCATCATTCAAGATCGCAAAGACAACTGCAGGAAACGATGCGCTTGAGGAAGCTGCAACAGGACTTCGATCAGATTTCTCAGTTGGAGTTCAAGTTGCAGACTGGTCAAATGACAATGGCGTGATGGCAATTTCAGCATCAGCATTGGTTGAAGTTTCACTCGTAACATCAGGGGCAATTCCAGGAGCAGAAGTGCAAAAGGTTGCCGCAGTAGATACACCCGAAGTTTCTGAGGAATCTCAGGAAGTAACACAATCCAATCCCGAAGGAGAACAAGTGTCAGACACTACCGTTCCAGAAGCATCTGCCGCAGAAACGGTAGAGGCTGCTAAGGTTGAAGTAAAGGCTGCAACAGCACCTTACATTTCAACAACTGTTCGCAATCCAATCGTGGACAAGGCTTCATACTTGGAGCACTCAGTTCGCGCAAAGATGGGTTCAGAGGAATCTCGCATGTTCGTTGCAGCAGCAGCGGATGTCACAGATAACGCAGGACTCGTCCCAACTCGCCAATTAACAACTGTAATCAACGGCATCTCAAATGCAGACCGTCCATCAATCGAATCAATCTCAACAGGTGCTCTACCTGATGCAGGTATGACTTTTGAAATTCCTAAAATCACTGTTGCTCCAACTGTTGCAATCGCAGCAGAAGGCGGAACTCCATCTGAAACAGACCAAAACGCAGCTTTCGTCAGCGTTGATGTCAAGAAGTTCATCGGACAACAGACATTCTCACTAGAACTTCTAGATCGTTCATCTCCAGCGTTTTTTGCTGAACTTGTTCGTCAAATGGAGTTTGCTTACGCAAAGGCAACAAATGATGCAGTTTCTGCAGCTCTTATCGCAGGCGGAACAGACGGCGGAAACCGTACAGTTTCAGCAGCTAACATTGCAGACTTCGTTTCTGATGCAGCAGTTTCCATTTACAAAGGAACACTTGGCTTCGCAGAAAACATCATTGTATCGCCTGAACAATGGGGCGCAATCATGGGACTCGTGGATGGTTCAAACCGTCCAGTATTCCAGCAAACAATCAACCCTCAGAACGCAGGCGGTTCACTAACTGCAACTGCGGTTCGCGGTAACTTGCTCGGACTTAACCTTCGCGTAGATCGCGGATTGACAACAGGCTCAGGCGTTGGCGACAACACAATGATCATTGTTAATCCTCAGGCTTACACATGGTACGAGTCAGCACGCTTACAACTACAAACAAACCTCATCTCAACAGGTCAGGTTCAAGTTGGTTACTACGGCTACGGCGCAGTTGCTACCAAACTAGGTGCAGGCGCTTACCGTTGGATGGTTGCTTAATAACAAACTAATCATGAGGGGGGCAGTTGCTCCCGATTGTCCCCCTCAGCCGTTTAACAGAGAGGAACACTAATGGCATCAATCGTCACAGTTGCAGAACTGCGCAGTATTCTTGGCGTTAGTGTTTCTCTTTATTCGGACAGTTACCTCACAGATGTCATTGACACTAGTGAAGCGGTAATTTTGCCAATGCTTGTTAAGTACGCAACGGCAGTTGATAAAGTATCGCTGACAGATAATGTCGCTACTTATCACACAACAAACATTCATGAATTTACAGAAGGTCAATCTGTTGTCGTTACAGGTTGCGGTTCACCTTTTAACGCGACAGTCACAGTGAAGGCTGATCCTGATGCTTACACATTCAGCGCAGACATCACAAATGCAGACATTCCTGAACGCAATGTCATCCCATCAGGACTTGCAACCCTCTCAGGTGCTTCAACTTATGTTGGTGTTAGCGCCGTTGAATCTGCCGTTTTGGCAGTTGCAGTCGAAGTTTTCCAATCCCGAATTGCTCCAGGTGGACAAATCGAAGGAATAGATTTCACCTCCGTTTCTCCTTACCGTTTAGGCAGGTCGCTATTCAACAGAGTTTCGGGGTTGCTTGGTGCCTACCTCGATGTTGAAACAATGGTGCAGTAGTGCCAGCATCAACAATTCTTTCGTCAGTTCGTCAACCTTTGGCAGATGCTCTTGCAGGCGTTGCAGCTAATGTTTACGCCTATGTTCCCGAAAATCCATCAGTCCCATTTTGCGTGACAGTCCCGGACTCACCTTATTTAGAATTGCAGACAATCAACAAGTCAACCCTTCACACAAAGATAAATCTTGTCATTTCAGTTGCGGTTGCTTACAACTCCAATCCAGCATCACTGGACAACTTGGAGCAGTTAATCATGAGCGTTCTCGCCGTCATCCCTGTTGGGTACACGATCGAGTCGGTTGAAAAACCAACAGTTACTCAAGTCGGTCCATCAAATGTTTTGGTGTCCGATGTTCGAGTTTCCACTTACTACACACAAACAACCTAAAGGAAAAAAATGGCAACCACAGTAATCACAGGTCGCGATGTTTCTTTGTCTTTCACAGGTGGAACAGACATCGATGCTCAAGCGACATCAGCAGTGCTCACAAAGACCAATGTCCGTGAAACTTACCAAACACTAGATGGCGAAGCGTATAAGACAGTTAATGTCGAAGGCACATTCGCACTCGAAATGCTTGCAGACTGGGGCAAAGAGAATTCAGTATGCGAGGCACTTTGGGCTGCAGCAGAGTCAGCACCCGACACAGACATTTCGATTTCATTGACTGCAGCTACAGGCGCAGTTTTTGTTTTCCCAATTAAGCCTGAATTTCCAACTGCAGGTGGCGCAGGAACTGATGCTCAGACAGTATCATTCACATTCAAAGTGTCTAAGGGCGCAGTAGTAGAAACATTCAGTTAATCAATAGAAACGGGAGCACAAAATGAAACTGCCTATTCTGATCGAGTTTAACTCAGGTGAAAAAGCAACTTATGTTGCACAACCTCCTGAGTGGGCTAAATGGGAAAAAGCAACAGGCAACACAATCGGCAAGGCTCAGGATTCCATCGGAATTTGGGACTTAATGTTTTTGGCTTACAACTCAATGAAGCGTGAGTCAGGTGGAAAGCCTGTAAAGAATTTTGAGGTTTGGATGGAAGGCGTTGCGGAAGTAACGGTTTTGGATGCAGACCCAAAAGTTTCGAGCCAGGAAGCATCAACCGAGTCCTAATCCAGTTAGCACTGGCAACAGGAATCCCGATGAGTGAATGGCAAACCGCAGAGGAAATTCTGACCGCGTTGGAAATACTAAAGGAGCAAGGAAATGGCAAAGGCTGAAATAGCATTTGACAAGACCGAACTTCGTGGCGTTTTTAAGGCGCTCAAGAACATGGATGAAGCTGCAGTTGAGGAAGCAAGAATCCAGTCGGGCGCGCTTTCAGAGTACGCACGCAAAGAGGTGATCGGCACTGCTAACGGTTTGCAATCTAAAGCCGTAGCAGGTCGCATCGCCGAAGGTGCAAGGGTTAAGAAGTCATCAAAGATTGGTGAAATTACCTACGGTTTTGCATCTCAGAAATTTAGCGGTGGAGCAACGACCAAAACAATTTGGGGCGGTGCTGAGTTTGGTTCAAATAAGTATAAACAATTTCCTGTTTGGTCAGGGCGTGAAGGTCGCGGTTCAAAGGGTTGGTTTATCTATCCAACGCTTCGCAGAATCCAGCCTTACATTGTTAGCGAATGGACTGCGGCATTTAGTCGCATCCTGAAAGAGTGGGGATAATGGCAACAGGTACAAGAGCATTAACCCTCAAACTCATTGCGGACATTGATGACTTTAATAAGAATCTCAACAAAGGTTCAACAGAGGTCGAAGGCTTCGGGGGCAAGATTGAGAAGTTTGGCAAAGTAGCAGCAGCGGCATTTGCAGCAGCAGCGGCAGCAGCAGTTGCCTATGCAGGCAAAATTGCCATTGATGGAGTTAAGGCAGCCATCGCCGATGAAGCAGCGCAGGTTCGCCTTGCAGCAGCTCTCGAGAACGCAACAGGTGCAACTCGTGACCAAATCGCAGCAGTTGAACAACAAATCACAAAAACTGCTCTTGCAACAGGTGTTGCCGATGATCAACTTCGTCCAGCATTACAACGCCTAGCATTATCAACTGGGGACACTGCAAAGGCTCAGGAACTTCTGAATCTTGCACTTGATGTTTCTCAAGCGACCGGGAAACCTCTTGAAACAGTTGCAAACGCATTAGGTAAGGCGTATGACGGAAACACAACTGCTCTCGGCAAACTAGGCATAGGACTATCATCAGCAGAACTCAAGACAATGAGTTTTACTGATGTTCAGGGCAGACTCTCGGACTTATTTGGTGGCGCTGCAGCTAAGAACGCAGAAACTTTCCAGGGTCGTATGGATCGACTCAAGGTCGCTTTTGATGAAGCAAAAGAAACTATCGGTTACGCATTACTCCCAATCATTGAAAGACTTGTTTCATTTGTTGTTAATCAGGTAGTTCCAAACCTTCAAAAGTTTGCCAGCGCATTTGATCCAATCATCAAGGCAATCAATGAGAACAAAGACTCATTCCAAAAACTATTTAACTTTATTGGCGATTATGTTATTCCAATTTTGACCAACCTTGCAGGCGGAGCACTTCGCGTTGTTGGAGAAGTATTTGGCAAAATCATTGACATCATTGGTGGAGCAATAGACAAAATTGCTGCATTTGTCGAGTCAGTCAAAAACATGGTCAACGCAGTTATCTCTGCTTACAATCGCCTCCCAACTCCTGACATCTCACTTATTGGTGGCGGTGGCGGTGCAGTAGGTGGAGCACCTGGCGCAATCTCAGGCGGTGGCTCAAACGCTGCAATCCTTTCTGCAGTTACTGGACTTAGTGGCATTACATCAGGCATTTCAGGTTTAGCAGGCGCAGCAGGTGGCAAAGCAGGAACATCAGCAAACAAGAAGGCTCTTGCCAAACTTCAATCCGATGCAGAAATGCTTGGTGCATTAGTAGATCAACTCACAGGCGCTAATCAATACGCCTCAACATTCTCAAGCGATAGTGCTGCAGCTAGAGCAGAGCGCGCTTTCCAGGCTCAGCCAATCAACATCACCGTTAATGGTGCAATCGACTCAGAATCTACTGCACGCCAAATTGTTGAAATCTTAAATGACTCAGCAGCTCGAGGCACTGTTGGTGCAGGAAAACTTAACCTATTGCCATGACCGCGTGGAGTCCTGTTTGGCAGGTATCGATGAACGGTGGAACATTTACGGATGTTGCACTTTCAAACCTCACAATTTCCTCAGGTCGAACAGACATTTATTCTCAACCTATTGCGGGCTATTGTTCAGTTGAATTAGTCAACACAGATCAGTCAGCAGTCAACATTGAAATCAATGACCAAATAGCAATTCAGGTCAAGGATTCGACAAACACCTTTGTTCCTATCTTTGGCGGTTTCATTACCGACATTGACCAAACAGTCAAAACCTCAGGTTCAAACGCTATTGTTCAGACTTTCAAAGTTACTGCTCTCGGCGCTTTATCTCGCCTGCCAAAGATTCTTACCGAAGGCGTTCTTGTTAAGGACTTTGATGGTGACCAAATCTATTCAATCCTTTCAGGGCTTTTGTATAACTCCTGGAATGAAGTTCCTGCAGCTACTCAATGGACAACCTACAACGCAACTGAAACATGGGCTAACGCTCAGAACTCAGGACTGGGTGAGATTGACCAACCTGGAGATTATGAACTGACTTCTCGTGCCTCAGATTTAACGGATGTTTATTCACTCGTTGCAGCTCTTGCGACCTCAGGACTTGGTTACATTTATGAGGATGCTCAAGGTCGAATCGGCTATGCAGACTCAACTCATCGCAGTCAGTATTTAGCAGCTAACGGATACTTAGAAGTTACTGGACATCATGCACTTTCTCGAGGCGTTTCAACATCACGCCGAATCGGTGACATCCGCAACGAGGTAACGATTACCTACAAAAACGGTGATCAACACACCGCCTCAGACTTAGACTCACAGGCGCTTTACGGCAAACAGGCTCAGAACATTCAGACATCGATTGAGAACGGCGTTGATGCCACTGCTCAGGCAAACTTCTATCTTGCGCTTCGTGCCTATCCTCAAAGCCTGTTTAAGTCCATTACCTTTGAATTGACGAATCCTGAAATTGATGACTCTGATCGCGATGACTTATTGAATGTTTTTATGGGATTGCCTCTTGACATTACAGACTTGCCTACAAACATGACTGGGGGCAGATTTCAGGGCTTCGTTGAGGGTTGGACTTTTAGCGCAGGATTCAACAAACTTTCAGTGACTCTTTTGCTTTCGCCTTTGGCATTCAGCCTACAGGCGATGAAGTGGGAAAATGTCCCAATCACTGAAGCCTGGAACACAATTTCAACAACTTTGGACTGGACTAACGCTACAATAGTAGCCTGACAATAGGAGCACGATGCCAACAACTACAAACTACGGGTGGACTACACCTGCGGACACTGATCTCGTCAAGGATGGCGCATCGGCTATTCGCACGCTTGGTTCATCCATTGACTCAACTTTAAAGACTCAAATCGATGCACAGATTCCCGATTCGCTACTTACAACAAAAGGCGATTTAATTGCTGCAACTGGCGCATCAACACCTGCGCGTTTAGCAGTAGGCGCAACAAACGGACATGTCTTAACAGTAGATAGTGCAGAAGCAACAGGCATAAAATGGGCTGCCGCCGCTGGTGGTGGATTAACCCAACTTGCAACAGGCACAGTTTCAAGCACATCAACAGTCTTGAGCAGCATTTCGCAATCTTACAAACATCTTTATTTGGTAGTTTCAAGTGTTCAACTTACTTCCGCGACTGATTTAGCAGTTCGCTTAAATGGTGATACTGCGGCAAATTACGCCGTTACAGGTATACAAACTGGATCGTCTACTCCTGCTAATAGAACGACAGACACTTTATTGTATTTAAATGGCGGAAGTGGGCTAGTCTGCCCGACAACAGCCAACAATGATTCTTACACTTTATACATTCAAAATTATTCTTTAGCAAAAGGAAAAAACATTAGCGTTTCCGCTCACTCTGGCACTACAAAAACCAGCAACAGTTATGCATGGGCTGGATACGCAAGCAATACCGCAATCTCGTCTTTGACTCTCTGCACATCATCAGGGACTGCAACTTGGTCAGTCGGAACTTACACATTATACGGAGTGAACTAACATGGCTAAAACATCTATTCCAGAGATTACTATTCATAATGTCGAAACTGGCGAAGTAATTACTCGTCCACTCAACGATGATGAATTGGCTCAACTCGAAATCGACAAAGCAAACGCAGCCGCGCAAGCAGCAGCAAAAGAAAAGGCAGCAGCAGATAAGGCTGCTCTTTTGGCTCGACTCGGTTTAACTGAGGATGAACTCCAAACAATTCTCGGATAATGAAGCCAAAACTTTCAAAGTCAGCAATCCAATTTCGCGAGCAGCTAGATGACTCATTCCCCGATCGTGATCGTGGCTCGGACTCAGGGGCTTACTCTGACGCAAGGCATGCTGCTCGTAAGTCAGACCATAACGCGGATGTCAACGGTTGGGTACATGCCATCGACATATCTCGCGGTTTATCCAAAGGGCGCGATGTCATGCCCGACCTGGTTGATCAGGTTCGACTCTATGCCAAAAAACATGGACGATTTAGTTACATCATATTTGACGAGAAAATTGCTTCACCCATCCTTCGGTGGAAATGGCGTAAATACAAGGGAATTAACAAACACACAAAGCATGCGCATTTCTCCTTTCGTGAGGATGCGAAACTGGATGAATCGTTTTTCAAAGAAATCCCACTCATAGGAGAAAACAAATGAACATGAAAAACCCTCTCGTCCTAACTGCAGGCGCATTTCTTTCTGCTTGGGCAGCTTCAAACTTCGATGTCGATTACCGCGCAATTCTTTGGGCAGTCCTAGCAGGTGTCTTTGGTTACGCCACTCCCAAAAAGTAATGAGCACGCAAGACTGGGCGGGTGTTGCAGTTGCTGCGCTGACCGTTATTGGTTCATTTATTGGGTCGGTCAAATGGTTAGTCAAGCATTACCTCAACGAATTAAAGCCAAATTCAGGAAGTAGCATGCGCGACCAAATAACCGCACTTGAGGCGCGTGTCGAAACAATCATTCGTATCCTAGAGAAGTGACAATTTACTCATGGCAAGAAAAGCAACAAAGCAGCTAGAGGATCAGGGCTACTCACCTCTTGAGGCTTACTGCATCGGACTCCATGAATTTTGGAAGGGACTTAAGAAAGCAGGTTTCACAACTGAAATCGCTCTCGGCATTATTTGCGAAAAGAGTTCGTATCCTGACTGGATTTTGCCTAACCCAATAAACCCAAACATTCCTGAGCCTGACTGGTATGACGATGAGGATGAATGACAAAAACAAAATCCAGGATTCTTGTAATTTCAGATTTACAGATTCCTTACCATCATGAAGCTGCAGTCAAGAATTTAATCAAGTTAGTCAATAGGGAGAAGTTCGATCTTGTCATCAACACAGGCGATGAACTCGACATGCAATCCCAATCCAAATGGGCAAAGGGAACAGGGCTTGAATGGGAAGCAACGCTCGATGCCGATAGAAGTATGGCTCAACAGATTCTTTGGGACTTACGCACAACAGACATCACTCGCAGCAATCACACTGACAGGCTTTATCACACACTCCT